CCTTGATAAATATATTGTGTAGAAGCTGTACTTGGTGCGGTTAAGCTTATTGCTGTTCCAGCCGCAGATAAAGCAGCAGTTGTAGCAAGTTTAATAGTATTAGCATCAGTTCTAATTACATAATAAAGACTTCCACTTGATATTCCAGTTATTGGATGAGCAGCAGCATAATAATAAATTGGATCATTAGTTGATAATCCATGTGAACTTAAAGTAATGGAATTTGCTGTACCATTAACAATTGTACTATTAGCTGTAAAAGAAATTTGTTGTTGAATAATATTTTTGCTAGTATCGGATTTACCACCGACAATATGTCTATGCCAAGCTACAACATTGTCAGTTCTTTGATAAGTTAGACCAGCTAAAACTCCATCGTCTCTTACACACCATAAAATACTATCTGGTGATTGTTGATAAGCCATTTCAATAATTCCACTATTAGTAACGGTTTCGTTAAGTATAGTTAAATCAGGTGCAACATATCCATCACTATCGTAGTTGTAAGCTAGTTCTCTAATTTTTCTTTTAGCACGTTGTAAAAACAAAACAGCATTACCAGCTGGTTGAGCATCAACATTAGCTGCTCCATGTGATGATTGTCTTTTAATAGTTACATTTGTTGGAGTTACTGCTGCATCTGTTCCATCTGCTGATACAGAAAACTCTCCACCAGTAGTACCTATCAATAAAGTTCTTACTGCTTTTAAATATCTAATTTTATTAACCTGGTTACTAGCGATTGTGTAAACCATAGCGTCATCTGCATTAGTACCAGTTGTCATATTTTCGTAATCTCCAGATTTAGAGAAATACAAAGTTTGTGGCTCATCAGTTGTTCCAGCAAATACTAATCGTTGTTCAAAGAATGATACACAAGAAGGATGACCAGTAGTGTCTGAAAATGCTCCAAGTTTCCAATCTGTAATAGCATTGGTATTATCAAAAGCATCTGTAACAGTAGCTACTGCAACTGTAGCATTAGTACGAGCTGTTATTGTAGCTAAACCATTATTCATAGATATTGTTCTTCCAACATCAGTTGCAAGCCAACCTACACCTCCATTAAGACCAGTAACTGCTGAAGCTGTTATATTTCTTGATCCAGTAGAAGCATTAGACGGAGTTAAAGTAGTCGTTGTTGCATTTGGTGAAAGATAAGGACCATCAGTAAAAGAAACTTCAGTTAATGTCCAAGCAGTATGACCAGTTCTACTTAACTTCATCACTTCGTGATTTGGATGAGTGATATACATAACGTCTGCTGACTGAGCAAACTTTAATTCAAATAATTCTGCTGTTAAATACGGACTTACAATTTCATAAATTTTATTTGCATCACCACCAGAAGAATAAGTTGTAAAGCCAGATGTATCAACATCAACTCCATCAACATTTTCTAGTTCAAAAGTATTAGTAGCTTTGTTTGATACTTTAAATGTTTTACCATTTACTTCTGTCATTCCTACAACGGAAGTTATAACTACAAAATCACCGTTAGAATAACCATGACTATTTGCAGTAACAACGCCTGGATTAGCTTTTGTAATTGCAGTTATGGTAACATCACCTTCTGTGATCTGACCTTTATCCTTAAACATTCGGATATAAGTATTTCCAAATTCTAAAACATAAGTTTGTGTTGTTGAAAATTCAAAAGGTATTAATCTTGTTTTAGCAGAACTTGTTTTAACTTCTGAAATAAATTGTGTACCTACTCTTCTTGCTGCTGCACCTTGCGGATGCACTAACATATTTTCTAAAGTTTTACATCCTGAAGGATATTTTTCAAAATCTGTTCTACCATCGAGCTTTGCAGAAAACTCTCCAGAAACAAAACTGTTTAAAGCAGCAGTTGTTCTAGGCATTATAACCTTGCGTTAGTAAATTCGTTACTTTCAATAATTCCTAAACTATTTTCTGTAGCATCTATAAATCTTGCTTCTCTTAATCTTTCATCAGCTCTAGTCATGTATTGATTTGCTAAAGTTGCGTTGTTAGTAATTGCATAACAAAGATCGGCTGCTAGTTGATGTGAAATACTTTCTCTTAAATATGTATCATAATTATTTGGATCGGTGTCTAAAGCTATATAAATTAAATAAACCGTATTAATATCAGTTACAATATTTCTACCTTCTAATTTATAATCTAAAGCATCCGCTATACTGTCTGTTGTACCATTGTGAATTTTTAACACACGTAGGCAATCCGAAGGCAATGCGTAAGCATGATCATATTCAACTATTGGAGCTGTACTATTTTGAGCTAATTGAACTCTTTTGTGTAAACAATTCCAAGCATGAGATCTAAATACTCTATTTCTTACTGGCTCATATCTTTGATTGCATAAACGAGCATTTTTAGTGTCGTCTGTTAAAGCTGCTATTGTCGATGCTCCAAGCAAATTTAATGCGGAGTTGCACATATTTACAACACTAGCCATTATAAAATTATACCAATTACAATAAGAACAATAACAGTAACAACAAATAATTTAATTGTGTTGCTTCTACTATTCCAATATTTTTTTAATTTTTTCATTTTTATACTCCTTGAAGTTCTTTACATTCTATTTTCACAGCTATTTTATTTTTATTAATTTCTTCAATTTTTAAAGCACTAAAGCTTTCATAAGCGGATTGATAACCAGCTCTTACACAAGAATAATAATCCTTAAATTGATAAGGAATAATTTGTTGTGAAATACATTTTGTTTCTCCTTCAAACATACAAAGATGAAGAATTAAAACAAATTTTGTCATTTATAATTTTGCACTCTAGGCGGCTTCCACTCTCGCTTCCACCGCCTAAAATTATTTACTAATTAACTGCGTAAGTTATATCCCACGATAGCGTACCAGCTGTTCCACCAGTTGCTGCAAATGTTATAGAAACATATAACATTCCTCCTGGATCTTCACTTAAACCAGCTAATTCCCACAGTTTTTGTCCAACTGTATTAATTGTAGCTTCTTCATGTCTAACTTCAGTCATTACCGCTTCATCAGCTACTAAAGTTGCAAAAGCATCTTCATCGCCAACTGTACCGTCATAGTTATGAACGCCAACATTGAATGTGCAAGAACCACCAAGTGTATCTGATCCAATTTTAAGTGAGTGGATCGTTGCTTTACTTGATATAGGTGCTAACAAAACAACATCGTTGTCTGTGCTATCTCCAGCAAGAAGTTCAACTGTACCACAAGCAGTTCTTAAAACGCCATGTAATTCGGCAGCGTCATTAAAGACTTGAGGTGAAGCTAAAGCGTTTGCTACGAGGTCTGTATTTCTTGTAGTCATTTATATTCTCCTAGTTAATATTATTCGTTGCAAGGTATTTGAACTACAGCTTTTTCTTCCATACGAACAGCACCCAAACTCATAGCGTAGTACACTTGAGTTGAATAACTTTTGTCCGCTCTTTCAGAAATTTGAGCTTTGATGTCACTTCCGATAGCAAGTTTAATTGCATCTTCTGTGTAAGCAAATATCAATCTGTCGTCTGTATTAGTTGCGTCAAAACTTAGTCTTGTTGACATTATGAACTCAAATCCTAAGAACGAGTTTATGTCTCCTTGAGCCAACGCCTTAACGGTGTTGAAATCAGAAGATGTTACTTGCGTAACTGCTAGTAGATCAGCAACTTGCTGAGGTCCACAAACAATAAATCTTTTTCTTGAAGGATCTATGTCATTGTTATCTAGGATCTTCTTCGCAGATAAAAGTTTTGCAATAGTTAAACCATCTGATTGGTTACTTGTTGCGAACTTTTGTGTTGAAGGTAAAGCCGTAGATGTACCACCAGCTACACCAGTTGAAGCAGAAGCATTAAATGCTGTAATAATTACATCATCCATTGCTCTATTCATTGCTGCTGCTGCATTTTTTGCATACGCTGAAGTAGGATCAACTAATGCTCTGACCTTATCTTGGTCATCAATTAGATCAGCCCATTCGTAGTCGCTCAATGAAACACGTCTTCTACTATGTGGTGTGTCGATCTGAGGTGTATCTCCATGTCGAGATGTTCTCAGAACTGCTGCTGTAGAACCAATTTGTTCAAAGAACGCATTTTTTCCTACAATAGATTCCTCATCCACAGAGCCTCTTAATTTGCTACCCATTTGTTGAGATAGCAAAGTTACATTCGAAGAATATTGTTCAACGAATGAAGTTGTTATGTTAGAACTCATAATAAGTTCCTCCTCTATTTATGTTAGTTTAAGTTAAATTAAACGGACGATTATCCTTGCGGATCTTCCTGAAATTTACATCATTCAGATGTTAGTCTTTCCTAACGTCAACAAAGGTCTTACGATTGTCTTTGATTTTATTCGCCTAACTTACGTTAGACAAAACTGTTAAACATCTTCGTTATTTTTCTTACGAATTAAAGATGATACCTCTTCAACTGCTACTGCATGAGCTGGATGTTTCTTATCCCAATATGCAGAACCTGGTTGTTGTAAAGTTGCAATTTGTTTTGTTATATCATTAGTAGTCATAAAGTCAGGAGTATCTCCTTTAACTATATCATCTTCAGATAATTTTTCAGATAAGTTAGCAAAAGCTCTTACTATCTGTGGATTATCTCCAAGCTTACTACCGTCAGCTAACATTGTAGTATTTAAAAAGTCAGCACCTAAAGTAGCTGTTGCTAAATTTTTAGCTCCAGTTATTTTATTATCAAAAGTAGATCCAAACTCTTGACGTAGTTCTTGTTCAGATACTTTTCTAGCTTCTTCAGTTTGGATATTTTGTTCATTAACTCCTTGATTAATAACTTCATTATAATACTTCATAATGCCATCAGCTTGATTAGGAAGTAGTCCTAACTTTACAGCTTCTTCTGAAAAACTTTTTAAAGTATCTTCTGGTACTGCATGATCTTCTGGTAATGAATATTTATATTGATCTCCAGTTTCTGGACTGCCTAATCTTTTATAAACTTCTTTCCAATCTTCATCGGTTGCGTGTTTATTCGGTACTGGAATTTTATCCAAACCTACCATCTTTTGTGAGTGTAAATATGATTTTACAAAGTCATCCATCTTACTAAAATTTTGTAATGACTTCTCTTCTCTATATTCTTCTGGAATTAAAGATTGAAAATCAACAGTTGGTGTTTGTGGTGCTGTAGTTGGTGCAACACTTGCTGTTGTTTCTGCTGGTGGTTGTTCTGTTGTAAGCGTAGTTGTCTGCGTTACATCAGGTTGAACTACTTGTTCAGTTGTCTGATCCATAGATTACTCCTCTTTATGATTGATCATGCTTTTTATAAATAACAGAACTGTTCTCTGTCCTTCGTAAAAAGCGGTCTCGTTAGTGTCGCCTTTAGCAAATGTCGTAACATTGTAAAAGCATCTTTTTTCAAGATCATCCATGACTGATTTAGCCTCGTCTGATCCAAAAACTATTTTGTAGTGTTTTATTAAATCTTTAAATTTTTCGTTACTGTTGTTGTTCTGCATTAGATACCGCCTGGACTGCTGGAGCTACATTTCTAGCCATTTCACTTTCAGCCATCTGTTGTTGAGCTTCCATTTGTTGTTGTTGTGCTTCGGCTTTCTGTTGTGCAATTTCTTCTACTTCAGCATCTGATCTAATCATCGTTGCTGGTAGTCCAAGAATTTTTATTAAATTTTTAATTAGTCCAGGAGGATCTATGTAATCCAATGTTGCTGGTGCTAATTGAGATATGTTACCAAATAATTCTAAACCTTTAACAATAGAATTAAGTTCTTCACCTCTTTGAGCTAAAGCCATTGGTGATACATACTCAACATCTACTTCTTGGTTTAATAAAATTTCTGGAGCTTCTGGAAATAAACCATTTCTCATCATAATATTAAATATTCTAATAATCATTGGCTGTAATAATTCAGATTGTAATCTACCTAATACTGGTCCTAGTATTCTCATCTTCTCTTGATTACGTTGAACAACCTCTGTTGCTGTCATGTTACGGTTTTCTGTAATTAATAATTGATCAACATGAAAAGTTTGAGAGATAGCTTGTCGTCTCTGATCTTCCATATTTAATCCTAATGGATTGTTTGCACCAATATTTAAAGTTTCAATTCTATCTCTTGATCCAGATCTATAATAGTTAATACTTCCTGGAGACATTCTAATTGGCATTAGCATACTGTCATCAGGTACTAGCAAAGGTGGATCAACTTGTTTAGCTGCTGCCTTCATTCCTACTTCAACCATTTTATTTAAAACTTTAACATCAGGTAAAGCATTCATGCCTGGAGATCTTCCGTAAATTTCGTTAGATGCTTTTAAATATCTTGGTACTACATAAGGAAACTCTTTAAAGCCACCTTCTGAAATAATATGTCCAGCATCATATTCAAAATAAACAGAAGTAAAAGGCATATTCTTTTTATCCTGTTTTCTAGGATTGTACATATCTCTTGGTTTAACAACATGACATAAGTCAATATCGTCAAATGGAGATTTCTTAAATGTGTTTTGAGTTTTTAAACTTAGGTTTTCAATACCAAACTTTTCTACAGTTGCTTTAGCTGTCATTTTAAATCTTCTGTAAATACAGTTGACCATGCCTTTAGCATCTTCTGAAATATATAATTCTTTTATATGTCTTGATGAAAACCGAATAATGTCATCTTTATCTTCTTCAATTTGTAAACAAGATGTTCCAAATGCAATTAGATCAAAATAGCTTTCAAATACTTCTTGTTGAAAATTAGATCTTGATATTGCAAGATACATTTTATCAGTAACATTTTCTAACCACTCTCTAGCTTCATCGTCTTGATTAACTGCGGTTTCTTTAAATCTTAAACCAAACCATCTATTAACTGATGATGTAAGCATTCCATGTAATGAACTAGCTAACAATTCAAGAGAATGTATTGCTGTACCATCAAAGATTACAGTATGTCTTTTATCACCTTTAGGTCTATCTAATGTAATATCGGCTTTACGAGGAAACATATAATCAGCTACTTCTTGCCAATGAACTTCCCAGTTAGATCTTTTTTCCATTAACTTTGATAGATTGTTCTTTAAATCTGCTGCTAGTTTTCTTTTATCTTGTTCTTGCATTATCTTTTCTTAGCTGTCTTTGCAGCTCTTTTAAATTGTTTAGCAGTTGGTCTGCCTTTAGTTCCAGCTTTACGCATTTTTTCGTTACTGCCTTTTTTTATACGTTTGCGTTTAGCATGAATGTTCGAATATAAACCACGTTTTGCCATAATTTATCCTAGTAAAGTTTTTTTACTTAATGTGTAATCTTGTTGAATACCTTTAGATGAAGTAAGCATTGTAGCTTTTCTACCTCTTCTTTTATTATCTGCTGCAACCTCTAAAGTAGTTGGTCCTTTAGGTGCAGCTTTAACCGCTGCTTTTTGAATTTGTGGTTTCGGTGGTTGAGGTTGTGGTTTAGGTTTGGGTGTAAATGCTCTAACAAAACTTCTTACAAATGACATATTGATTTATCCTAATAAACTTTTCTTTTTAATTTCTGCATCATTTAATCCAGATGATGATGTTTTGATTGTTGATGATCTACCTTTTCTTTTGGCAGCTGAATATGTATCTTTTTTTGTCTCTATTACTTTTTTAGCTACTTCTTTTTTTTGTTCTGGAACTTGTTTAATTACATTTGATTTTAAAGCTGATTGAATAAAACTTCTAAAGAAACTCATAAATTATCCTAATAATGTTTTTTTACTAATCTCATCTTCATCGCTTTCGTTAAGACCAGAGTTAGTTGTTAATATTGTTGAGGATCTACCTTTACGATTTCTTGCAGCTTCTTTAAGATCTTTT